ATAAGATACACCATCTGTCATGGGCAAATCGTGGGGAGTGGGGAGGGGCGTTTTACCCCGAAAGATTCGATGGTGTGCAGCTTGTAAGGACAGAGCATTTAAATGGTTGTATGCTGACGTTTACTCCTACTTTAATCGCCACTATAGGCGGATTCTGGGTAACGCCGTTGAAGTGGGGCTGGGATCATGTTAATTGGACACATAGGGCACGAGAACATGGGATGATGCCTTTTTTCGCGGATGTGCCAGATCCGCAGCTTTTTTTGGGGGAGATGAATAATATTAGTACGGTCACTGAATCACAAAAGAGGGAGTGTGATAAGTACCACTTTGATACGTTTGGTCCTAAATTTCAACCTTTGATAGAATGAAAAAATGAAACACGCAATAGCAATACTGACTTATGCCCCGGAAGAGAAGTATGATTGCAGGCTATCAGCTACTATTGATAGTTTGTGGAATTCAGGTTATCCGGGTGAGATATTCATAGTGGATGATGGGTCAGATACTAAAAGAGACTCAGTCCGAATGAGTTACGGCAGAGATGCAAAGGTCACAGTAAAGCCGGAAAACGCTGGAATCGCCCGAGGAAAGAACACGAGCATTAGATTGCTTATGGAGCATGGAGTAGACATAGGATTTCTAGCTGATGATGATGTTAAATTTGGACCAGGATGGTGGGAAGATTACATAGATATACATGAGAACACGTGTGACAAGATTCAGCATTTGTCATGGGCGAGACGAGATCAAAAAAATAAGAGTCCACATTATAAATGGTGTCTCGGGTGTCGAGTAGCAAAGCCTAATTGGCTAAATGGTTTATTACTTACTTTTACGCCGAAAGTAATAGAAACAGTGGGAGGTTTTTGGGCTACTGAGGTAAAATGGGGTTGGGATCATGTTAATTGGACAAACAGGATAGTGGAGGCAGGATTAGCTCCTTACTATGCTGACGTGGCTGATCCAAAAGTATGGATGGGAGATAATCATGATTTGAGTTCAGTAAGTAAAGAACAGCGATTGGAATGTCGTAAGCTAGGTAATTTGCCCCGGATCGGTCCAATTTGGCGACCTTTAACTGAATAGGAGTAGGGATGATATTTAGGAAGACAGGTATTTTTACTGACGGGAGCATGAAGTCAAGAAATGTGACAGGTGTTACGGGTGGGTATGCTTACGTGGTGGTGGACTATTCAGAAGTACTACGAGATTTAAAAGGTAATACACTCCAAACAATGGATAACATAGTAAGGGAGTCAAGTAGAACTAAAAAGAAAGTTTTTCCGCATCGTTCGGCAGCGGGGAGGGCTTTGCTGAGGGAGGGGAATCCGTTTGAGGACGAGAAAGAAAGTACAGTGCAAGCACTTGCACAGGCAGACTTCCCCATAGGAAAGATAAGTGAGGAAGGTGCCAATCAAATAAAGGACACTACGAATAACAGGATGGAGTTACTGGCGGTATTGCAAGCTATTCGGTATTTAGTTGACAAAGAGTTGGCAGCCTTTGTATTTACCGACAGTACTTATGTACAGAAAGGCATAACTGATTGGATGTTCGGCTGGAGAAAACATGGCTGGACAACAACTAGTAATAAGCCTGTCAAGAATGTGGATATGTGGAAATTGGTAGCACTAGAGTGGGAAAAAATTGAACACAATTGTAGAATTAAACATGTTAAAGGACATAGTGATGTATATTGGAATGAGCATGTTGACGATTTGTCTAGGAACGTGGCTCATAGGGAAGAGGAGTTCTGACTATAATGGATTTCGTACCCGACCATCTCAGAGTGCTTTGCCTGTACTTACATGAAACTGGGAGGGAGGTGACCTTGGTAGAAGTAATTAACTGGTTACGTCAAACAAAAGTTACGCTGAGAAAAAATCCTACTTATTTTGACTTAGGGGATGAGGATTTAGTAGACATTGTTATAACTGAAAATAACAGTAGAGTGAAAGCAATGTTGAATCATAGGTTTAAAAAGCCAAAGGATGTAAAGTAATGGGGGAACAAGTAAAAGATCTAAGGTACGTGTGCGACAAACTATGGAGTGCTGGAAAGGACTATAGGGATTTAGGCGGAGAGCTAGGGTTGACATGGGGCAATTGGTACTCGCTAGAACATCAGGCACGTACTCTCTCGGAAAGGGTGGATTTTCACGAGTATCAAAAGCAGTGTGACGAGATAGATACTTTACAGCAAGCAAGGAAGAATAGTAAAATACCTATAATTTCGTTTGTCTATTCCGATTTTGTACCCAAAGTAGGTTGGAACGGAACGGAAGAAGCAGGCAGCAAAGCTGTACACCCTAGAAAATCTAATATTATTTTTCCACTATGTGAGAAGGGGGCATATAAAGGATGTAACAGTATTACGCATGGAGGAACACATACTGTCATGTTGTTGTCCAGTCCTGCTGCGATACCTTATTTTATATCACTAAACTCACAAGTACACAGAGAGATTCCGTTCATTTCATGTTCTCAGGAAGATTGTGCTGTGGACAGTGTTCATAAACATATACGAAGAAAGTACATGACTTCATGGGTTGTGTTATTGGTAGATACTACGTTGTTAACTCAGTTTGGGGTAGAAGTAAATACGGGATTTTGGGAGAAAGTGGAGGAGAAAGTTTTACACCTTGTGAATTTAATCATAGCACGGATAGGATTTAAAACTGGAAGAGGTAATATGCCTAATTTTGTACTGAATGAAGTCAAGTTTAAGAAATATAAGTACTATGTGTGTCCTATAGCTCCAGGAGTAACAGTCGCTACTACTACGTTTTGGGTAGATAGCTCACCGCTGATACGGGAACTATTTTATCTGCCCAGTCTTTAAAAATATGAAAACAACACTTGCACGCCTGGGACGGTTATGCTATAATGCGAGTCCAACGGTGTTACCGACTCCTGGAGCTACAAATGCATATTCAATATGATGAAATGTCCTACTACTTACCTTGCACCCCGGAGGAGCTGCGGGACAAGTATAAAGGTGTAATCAGACTACCAGCAGGGAAGAAGATACAAGTCAAGGCATGGTTTCCAAAGCCCCTGACTCCTATGTCATTCAAAGAGCCAACAGATACACCACAAGAAATCATATTGGCCGAGACAGCATTGTTTGTGCGGAAGGTAACAATAACCAAGCCGCAATTGTTTACTGCTCTTCACTTATACTTTAGAACCCATACCACTATGCCTATTAGGGTGGAATTGGACATGAGGTGGGATGTGTGCTGTCACACAGAGGAGGGCATGTGTCAGGATATTCTAAGCACCATAGTGGCGGATGCAGATCATTGGGGCAAGTTTAAAGTGGACAGTTGGTATCTGTGTGGATTCAAGGCTCCCTACAAAGTTGTGGTTGCCGCAGAGTTGCGTATGCGTACTAAGTTTGCGCCAAAAAGGAGAAAACAAAAAACAGCTCAAATTGATATGGCCGCCGCCGTGGCGAGAAGGGAAGCAGCAGAAAATGAGTAGAAGATATGACAGTAGTAAATGAGGAGAATGCAGCTATTTCGCAAGACAGTACTAGATCAAGCGATCGTAATTACTAACTTGGATAGAAGTAACACAATAGAATGCAAGTAAACTCCAAGACAGTAGTAGATGATGAAAATGCAAGTAAAACCCCTTGACAGAAATAAAGATAGAGAATGTTTCCTGAACAACTGATAATTTTTGACCTTGAGTATGGGGACATGGCAATCTCCAGCATACATGGAGCAACACCTTGCATACTGGAAATTGGGGCAATCCGTGTCTTGAGGGATGGCACGTTTGCGGGGATGTTTTCATCTTTGATTCAACCGAGGAAGTGGGAGCATGTAACAGAAAAAATCAAAGCTATTACTAAGTTGGAAGATGCAGATTTAAAGGGTGCCCCTGATTTCGCAGAGCAATATGATGAATTTGCCCGTTTTTGCGGAAACACGCCTTTGGCATGTTGGGGAATGACGGATTGTGTATTTCTCAGGATGGAAACAGTACTAATTGGAAAGGAGTGGCGACTAAATAACAGCTCCTATGACTTGAGGTCGCTGGCAGCCGCTGCCTATTTTAATGCGGTAGGTACAGTATTGCCTGCGGGTTTGGGAAATGCATGCAAGGAGTTGGCAATTAAAAGAGGAAACCACCGGGCTGAGAATGACTGTAAGACGGCTTTACATGTATTTGAAGCTATACAGGATTTGAGTGCCTCCCAGGGAGGTGAAGATGAGGAGGAGTTTAAATTATATGATTGTTGAGCACGAACATAAGGATCAAACATGCAACCTTATTACGATGATGAGGCTGTGAGGGACAAGCTTCGAAGCATGGGGCGAGAGAGTAGGTTACGTTGGCATGAAAGAAGGGTGAAAAAGGAAAGGCTGGTATACAGGATATTAGATGATTTACGTCAGATAAATTCGGTAGATGAAGAAACGCTAGTCGGGGATTTGTTAGCAGTAAGGGAAAAGATAAAATTAGTAGGTATTTATATGCGATTGCGTAAGAATACGGCATTTTTAAAGTATAGGGAGAAGCAACTACATTGTACTAGGTTGGTGCAGCAGTTAGCAAAGGATAGACTAAGTGACACATTAATAAGTAGTACAAATCCAAAAGCCAAGCGAAGGGTTATGAAGAGTATTCGACAGGAAGACACTTTACTCGATATGGCTTCGGGATACGAGGCACAGCTAGAAAAGATTTGTCGCCAGTATGGTGTGTCCGTAAGACCTTTTTTGGAGGTGGGAAAAGTACTCAAAAGAACACGAGGAATAACCACAAAAGCATTAACTAAGGAGGTGTTTGGATATGAACATTGAGATTAAAATAACTCCGGGAGAATGGCTAGATCGGTTTACTATTTTGCAGGTGAAGTTAGCTAATATTAAAGATGAGGAGAAAGTGCAAGCACTTGCACGACGTATTCAGAATGAATGGCCTAGTCTGGAGGAATGGCACTTTGAACTGGTAGCAGATATTTTTAAAGCTATGCCTCAGATGTTGGCTGTACATACACAGTTGTGGAATTTGGAGAACCAAGTTCGGGTAGTCAACGCAGATCATCCAGATTTGTTGATGTGGTATCCGGAAATTACGCAGTTAAATGACAAAAGAGCAAAGCTAAAGGCACGATTGGACGTAGGCTGTTCTGGAGCTGATGTAAAGGAGCATGATGATGGCAACTAGGTCAGTGTCAATGTACTCATTGGCTCCTTTTCCTAACGAGTTAAGGGTAGATTTCGAATTACCATACGACCCTTACTATGTGGGGGAGGACAGTAAAGGAGAAGCAGCAGCCCTGTCCAGGGAGCTATTGGCTAAAATTGGTGTTGTTTTTTACAGGGATAATGCCCATAGTCAGGGGATTATGTTTCAGCCTACGAAAGTATTTGAAGGGGAAATTCCTACAGTTCCCATTGGGGAGGTATGGATTCCAGACGAGGCAGTTGTTATGTGGGGCTTTATGTGTGAGACAGCACACCCCATCATTACATTGCTGAATTGGCCGGCAGCAAAAGATGCCACACAAGTACCTGGTATTGCGAAGTACAAGAAAAAATGGGGAGATACAAAGCAGTGGTTGAAGTGGAACGAGAAGAAGGAAGTATTGAAAATCACGCCCGGAACTGTTTCGTGCATGCTGTAACCTTGTTACATGGAGATGAAAATGGCTAAGAAAGTACCTATTGATTTTGGCACGGCTTCTACTGAGGAGCTCATTAAACATCTTAACAAGTTGAAAGCAGCAGAGGCCAAGATGGAGGTGGCTTTACTGCTGCGGGAGCATCCCGAGATCGAAGAGTACCTGTATCGGCTAATTACTGCGGTCACAGAGTTGAAGAATATTGAAAAAATGATGGTCCTGGAAGATAAAGATACGGACAAGGGAGACGTAGACGTAGAGAAGGCAACCATATCTCGGAATATTACTAGGCTCAAATCTCAGATTAAACGCTACTCGGCTGATGAGGGGAATCCTTCTCATGTTAAGCTTGTGGCAACTTACAAGGTTAACATGGAGCGATTGCAGGAGAAGTTAGAGCTAGTCGGTGTGACTAAAACAATGTTGAAGTTTAAGGAAAGATACGATACTGTATTGACTCAATTCCGAGGTGTGTTCAAGAAGTGGCAAGGGAGTGAGGTGGCAGACAAGGTAGATTTGCACGCACAGGTTCCTTTTATTTTTAAGTATGTAGAGGAGTAGGAATGCTACCAGTATCTGCCGTGGTTCCCATTTTAATTACGTCAGATAAGTCAGGAGCAGGAAAAGATTTCACTGCTAACTACATTAGGAACTATTTTGAAGTCATACTAGTACAGAACAGAGTTAAAACAGAAGTAACTAAGTTACATATTGCTGAAGGAATGAAGGAGATGGCGGCAGATTTATTCGGATACTTAGGTGTTCGTAGCAGTTATTTTTACGAGGCTTTTCGTAAAAGTCGAAATCAAGTATTGAAAGGAGTGGATAGTAATGTAGTTGATCTTTGGGTAGCCCTGGGTAACTTTGCCAGAGGGATTCACGAGGATGTTTGGATTGAAGCTCTCATACGGGAAATTGAGAAAGAACAGGCAAAGTTAAAACCAAAAGAGTTTCCCAGCCACGAAGAACCATTTGGGAGGGTTTTTCTGGTGTGCATACCCGATTGGAGATTTGATCGGGAGAGAGAGCGTCTGGTACAAAAATATCCAACTACTATTACTATTACTGTTAAATCAAACGTGGAGGTGGAGGAACACACGTTTGACGGTGGGCTTACTTTTAAGGAGTTTGACTGGAGTTTAATTAACGATAAGACAGAGCAGTATAAAGTTGACTTGTTGCATCTTTGCCAAGAAATCCATACGCGAGTGCAAGCACTTGCACCCAAGGTAGGAATATGAATAAGAGTGAAATACGGGCAGCTATAAGCACGGTGGGCAGGGAAGAGCATGTGTCGTCTACACGGAAGACAGTTTATGAAGAGTTTGAAGAAGCACTGGTTGCAGCATTGGTTTCCCCTTCGGAGGGCAAGGTCAGGCAAGCCATTAGTCGTCTAAAATTGCTAATTCGCCGACAAGAAACCACTTGGGAAACCCAGAAAATAAACGAAAGGGAGCGAGAGGCCATACTAGAAGGAGAAGCATGGTTGAAGTCGCTGTCAAAGAAAGCCAAGTCCGCCATTAACTGTCAATTGAGGGAGCCATTGAAATGATTGATGGGATGCTTGTTGAAGATAAGTTCTTTACTGATTTGGTAGCAAAGCACCTACAGGAGTATGCAAACGCAGCAGGAGGACAACAAGAGATGCAAGTAACCAAAGCTCCTGGAATGCCTCCTACGGTTGCTCCTGAGTGGTTGATGCAGCAGCTTTTTAGTATGAAGATGGAGCTTGTCAGGGTTAATCTTCAGTTGATCGTTGTTCGGTACATTTTGGAAGGAGTATCGGCAACGGACAGTGCCAACAAAGAAGACAGTGATATCCAAGCAATCTTTGAGATGGTAGAGAAAAAAATAGATGCTTATATGGTGGAGTTCACAAAGGCCACTGTGTCCAAAGTCAAGAAGTCTGATATCATTATGCCAAACAATGGTGCCGGACGGATGCCTCCTGGGTTTGGAGGAGGCAGATAATGCGAACTCTAGTAGCAGGGGAAGGGTGGAAGTATGACAAACAATTCACAGATTCTTCAGTAGTAGAGCGTAAGTTGTTTGTAGGCCCCAAGCCTCCTCAAACAGATGGAATGAAAGATAAGGCTTACTTACTAAGTTACTGGTCACACTCCGACAGTCCGTCAGATGCGTTCCTTGACATTGATACTTGGCGGTTGGAGAGGGAACTAGTAGACAAGGTAGTCATATGTTGCCCAGCGGATGAGCAGATAGACACGTCCTTGGAGATTTTTCCGAGTAGTTCATTAGTTCTGCACGGATTAGAAAGAGCTGTGCGGTTTCTGGGGATAGTTATTTACTTGGATTGGGCTCAGATGCTATCACCTAACCCTGTAGTAGAAGTAAATTGTAGTTTTGGTTCACATCTTTCAGACGAAATAGCCAGAAAGACTGTTTTCCAAGTGTATGACACAGCTCTGGTTGGTATACAGCATGCCTTACGAATTAATAACGTCCCACAACTTCAAGAAATGGCAGAGGAACTAAACAATGGATGAGAGTACAATGCTGGCAGGCATGTTGGCAGGATGGACTGTTCACCCCGAGGAAAAGATGCTAGTTGCTGACTTGCATGAAGATCCGGGAAATGTAAATGAACATAGTGACATGGATTTGACGGCTACAAAGAACAGTCTGGTAGCTTTTGGGCAGGTGGAGACTCTTGTAGTCCATAAACCCACCGGAAAGGTGATTGGGGGTAACGGTCGGCTCAGAATCATGCAAGAACTAGGTTGGACGGATGTTAAAGTAATCCCAGTGGATGGTACAGATGCACAACTAAAGACATTAGGAATTACACTTAATAAGACCCCACGTAATTCTGACTTCAATTTCGAAAAACTAACAGCAGTAATGAAGGAATTGGATGCAGGTCCAGATTCTGAATTGCTGGCATTGACTGGTTTTGCGGATTTCGAGATTGGACCTTTACTGGCGGCTGAGTTTGATATGCCAGAAATCGAGCCCGAGGAAGAAGAGACACCTGCCCGAGACACAGAAGCCAGTAAACTGGATTCTAGGGGAATGACAATACAGTTTAGTGTAGGTCAACGGGATGCATTAAACGATATGTTTGTGTGTATCCGAGAAGAGTTGAAGGATTTTTCAATGCAGCCTGCCGACTGCGTGATTGAAGTAGTTAGCCGTTTTCTCAGTGTAACTAAGGAGGACGTTGGTGAGTAACATCAAAGCGTATAATCGCCTAATAGACAAAGTAGGTAGCACAGTAACATGGTCTATTGTGGGTTTGTGCGTTGAGGAGATAGTTACTAATTGGGTATCCTTATTTTGAGTGCAAGCACTTGCACTCGGGAGATGAAAACAATGCTAAGTATGACAGTGGAAGGTAGGGCACTTTTGGACATTTGCCAGTCTGTTCACATGGCTAATACGGGGGAAGGATCATACAATAAGCAAAAATACGTACAGGACGCCGGCGTCCTGCAAAGCAAGGTCACGAACTGGATGAAGTTAAGTGGTGCCCAATCGGCATTTGATAGAGCAGTCATACGGCTCTTCCGTGCAACTTTACAAGAGGAAAATATTAACGAGCCTTCTCGGACCTCACTATCCCAAGGTCGATGTATGACTACAGATCAGATTTTAACTGAAAGTAAATAATGGCAACGGTTTACTTGTCACTAAGTAGTGCAGGAGAAGAAACATTACGTCGCCATGCCGACAAAGGACCACTTGACTTGCTAGTGGCATACCCTTTGTTGGATTATTTTAACAAAATCCGACCCCACATTAATGTACGAAAGTGGATGCTAGACAGTGGTGCATTTAGTGTGTATAATTCAGGCGGAGTAATTGATATTGACGAGTATATTAAGGTATGCAAAGATGTAGATGCTTGTGAGGTTATTGCATTAGATGATATGAATAGTTGGCAGAAGTCCATGCACAATACTAGCCATATGTGGACTAGCGGAGTTAGAAATGCCATTCCTGTTTTTCACGTAGGCGAGCCTTGGGAGTACTTGAAGTGGTGCGTTGAGCACGCCGATAAGATAGGGTTAAGTGGTAAAATCAAGACCCGCCCCAAGTGGTTAGGGCAGTGTTTCGCCCGATTTTGGAAAGACAATCCCAAGAAAGTACACGGGTTTGGGATGGCTGGATGGAGAGCACTACAGACTGCCCCTTTTGATAGTGTAGACGCAAGTTCATGGGCTACGGCTCCGGGGAGGTTCGGACAGTATGCTGGGTATACAGGGAAGCAAATCCACTTGAAATCCAGAATGAAAGGAAGTGGTTCCAAAGATCTGTGGGTTGAGGTGGCGGAGCACATTAAAAGGGCTAAATGGAGTGAGGGTCGGTGGGCGATGGAACTAGCAAAACTCAAAGATAGAAGCGAGGAAAAATTCAAATGAGTAATAAAACAGGAGTGATGTTGCTATCGGGAGGCATGGATTCTGCTACTTTGCTTTGGTGGTTGCTGAAGCATGGGCACACAGTACATTGCCTATCTGTGGATTACGGGCAACGCCATGATAAGGAGTTAGGTGCAGCGGAATCAGTGTACGAGGCGGCCCACAAGAGGTTTTCTGGTCGTATAGGAGCGTGCAGGCAGTTGGATTTATCTATTTCTGGGGTAGATTTATTGTTAAAAGGTAGTAGTCAGTCTGACAATAGTATTACTGTGCCTTACGGGGCGTATGATGATGAGGTAATGAAGACCACAGTAGTGCCAAATAGAAATATGATGATGCTATCATTTGCTATCGCATGGGCAATTTCGAAGAAAATGGATCATGTGTGGTATGGAGCACATTCAGGGGACCATGCAATTTACCCCGATTGCCGACCAGAATTTGTGCAAGCACTTGCACTTGCCACAGAATTGGCCGATTGGCATCAACCTAAGCTAACTGCACCTTTTATTACTATGGACAAGGGAGACATTGCACTTCTAGGCAGAAGTTTGGGTGTGCCATATGGAAAAACGTGGACATGTTATGAAGGCAAAGAAGATCCATGCGGCAAGTGTGGAGCCTGTGTTGAGCGAGCGGAGGCGTTTGCTTTTGCTGATTTCCCTGATCCTTTACTAGCAGAGGTTTGAGTAAGATGGAGATTACTAAGACGTATGCAAATGTACGATTTGAATTTGAGGCTATTCATTACAACGGCAACGCCGTGCCGGGGGAATGGTACGAAAGAGAAGCACATAGGCATATTTTCATAGTTGAGGCCCGGAAGGATTGTGGAGGGCTGCATGGAGTTGTTTCGGCCCATTTGCTGAGACGGGAGATGCTGAAATGGGTAGTAGAGGAGCACTTCACAGATGAACCACAAGGAAGTGGGGCATTGGATATCGAAAGGTGGAAGTGCGAGGGGCTGGCATACTTGTTTTGCAATCACTTTGGCCTTGACTGGTGTAAGGTTATGGATTCGGTAGGTACAGGAGCGGAGGTGCATTGTTCCCATGACGATTGAAAAAGACGAGATGATTGCTGAATTGCAAAAACAGATAGCCATAGTATCATTGGCAGTAGAAATGAAAGACGAGATCAGATTCAGGCCAGGCACGTGGGGCCATAAGATGGACACGGCACCAGAGTTCACAGTCACGCTGAACCAGAGGGCAAAGCTGGCTTCTGAGCTGGTTGGTCGATGGGGGATGGTGGCTGCGATTCCAGACGGCGAGGATAAGGCGGGGAGGCAGAAACTGAGGATGATGACTGAGGAAGAGATGGCTCAACGTGCGTGCGTGACTGCCCAGTGTTTATTCCAAGCGTTTGAGGATAATCAATGGCTGTATGACGTTCCGGATACACAGAGCGAGGACGATTGATTGTTGACAAATTTTTAATTTATGGTACAATACTGACACAAAGGAAGTAAAACAAATGCTTACGTGTACGAGGCGTCTTCAATTCTGTGCTGGTCACAGAATTCAAAACCATGAAGGTAAGTGCAGAAATTTGCATGGACATCAATATGGTGTGGAGATAACAGCAGAATCAACCGCAGGGTTGGATGTACTTGGAAGGGTAGTAGATTTTAGTGTGCTTAAAGGTATTTATGATCCGTGGATTCAAGAAAAGTTTGATCATGGGTTTATATTGCACAGGGCGGATAAGTCTGCAATTCAAGCCTTGGAGTTTTTTTCAGAAAAAGAACAAGTGAAGCAAAAAATATATCTACTGGATTTTAATCCCACAGCAGAGAATTTGGCGAGATTTTTCCTTGATCATACTGAATTTGTGACCAAGTTAGAGCCTCATTTTGTTAAAGTGGTTAAAGTTGTAGTACATGAGACGCCGAATTGTTCTGCTGAAGCATGTCTGAAAGAGTAAAAATGTATAAGATAAACGAGGTGTTCCTGAGCTTACAGGGGGAGGGAATTCGGATAGGTACGGCAAACATTTTTGTTCGATTTGCTAATTGTAATCTCAAATGTACTGTGGAGGACATGGGCTTCGACTGTGACACGGATTTCACAGGTGTGTGGGAGATGACAGCCGATAAGTTATTTGAGTTGATAGAAGAAGTAGGTAAAGGTTGCAAGGCTATTATTTTCACGGGTGGTGAGCCCATGTTGCAGTTGGATGCCCCTTTGCTAGAGGAAGCACAAAGACGGGGATATTACTGTGCTGCGGAGACAAACGGTACGCTAGCGTTAGATGAGCAACAAAAGGAGTATTTGGACTGGATTACGGTGAGCCCTAAAACAGCAGAACATACAATTAGGATTCAGGAGTGCAATGAGCTGAAGTATGTTGTTCCTACCAATAAAGCCTTACCGCGAACAACAGTACATGCAGACCATTACCTCCTGAGTCCTGTTTTTAATGGAAATGAAATAGATAGGGAATCTTTGGCATGGTGTACTCAGAAGGTGAAGGAAAATCCGAAGTGGAGGCTGTCGGTCCAGAATCACAAGTTTTGGAAGGCAAGGTAAGACCAAAAATAACGGAAGATTATTTCGAGACAGCGTATAGGCATCTTTTTCATAACTTGTCCGAGGATGCAGATAGGCCCGGATTAAAAGAGACGCCCTCCCGTGTGTTAAAGGCGTTGTTGGAGATGACACAAGGATACAGTCAGCTACCTGCAACCATATTGAGTAAGAGTTTTGAGTCGGAATGTGATGAAATGGTTGTCGTTAAGGGCATTCCATTCATCAGTCTATGTGAGCATCATGTTCTTCCTTTTTTTGGCTTTGTAGACGTAGCTTACTTACCTAACGGCAGAGTTTTGGGGCTGAGTAAAATACCAAGAGCAGTGCAAGCACTTGCACAACGATTACAAATACAAGAGCGGTTGACCCACGAAATAGCGGAAGCATTAGATAAAAGTATTCCTAATTCAGGAGTAGCGGTGAAAATACGAGCCACTCACAGTTGTATGAAGCTGAGAGGGGTAAAAAGCGAGGGGGAAATGGTAACTTGCAAACTACTGGGTAACTTTGAGGCACCCGTAGTTAGAGCCGAATTTTTCGAATTGGTGAAATAAATGTCATTAATTTCGATGCTTGAAGATCTGGAAGTCGGCAAAGGAGATGATCCAGAGCCTTCGTCTGCGGAACCTGTTACCCCCGAAGATAAGATAAGTAAAGTGTATGAGTTAAAAACAAAAGGTGTGCCAGTACGTAACATAGCGAAGTCCTTCGGGGTTGCACAAGCCACAGTGTATAGGTGGTTAAATCAGTATGAGGCGGATTTTAAAGCACGATTTCATGACAGACCCCGTGAGGAGCTATTGCTGGATTCGTTGAGGTTCATGAATGTAGTCAGAGACGTGGCTATTGCTGAAGTACACCAAATAGACCTAGACGTAATGAAAGTAGGCCCTTCGGGTAAGATGGAAAAAGATGGTAAGCCCGATAGGATGGCAAAGCACCGAATGCTAAAGTTAGCAATGGAAGCGGAGAGAAGCTCATTCGGAATGTTACGGGATACAGGAGTACTGCCTAATGCAGTGAGGGAGATTCATTACAGCGTTAATGATACTCGGCCCGAGGAAATGCGAGCAAGAGAAAATAATTCTCCCAAAACAAGAGAGCAAATGTTGCAGACCATTCTTGATATGGTAGAGCAACGACCAATGCTCCCTGGTCCAACGGAAGAAGAGTTGGCAACCCCCTTATTACTGGCGAATAAAGATGACGTCGACAGTTGACATTGCCCCTACGTTTAGTGCTACAGAAGACAGAGAGCTGTTACGTATAACTAAGTTAGCAGAAGTAGCTACAGCACGGCTAGAGTTCGCTACTAAGCACCACGTGAACACCCGAGGAGAGTCGTTAAATTTTGATAATTATCCACATATTCGAGCTTTGTATGAAAGCGAGTCGAGGGTAATTGTTTTACAAGGGTCGGTTCAGTCAATGAAAGCGGCTCCTCTTAGTAGCCTTGTACATACTCCCGGAGGGTGGAGTACAATGGGAGAGCTAAAAGCAGGAGACATAGTTTCCACGGCTAACGGGAAAAATGCCTCTATTGTGCAAGTACAGCCCCGAGGAGTTCAAAAAGTATACAAGTTTATTTTGGACGACGGCAGGGAGGTTGAGACGTCTGCTGATCATCTTTGGAAAGTACTTAGGGGTAAGCAACGTAAGAGTATGTCTACTGGTAGGAAAAGCTTACAATGGAATTTGGCAAGCAAGTTTGAGGTACTTACGACTAAGCAGATTATGGGGTTAACACGAACGGGGAAACAACGATTTACTGTTCCTGTTCCAGAGCCCGTGGAAAAACCCAAAAAACACCTTACATTAGATCCTTATTTTGTAGGGTCTATGCTCGGAGATGGCGAAATACATGATAGGAATCTACGATTCTCCTCTGCAGACGCTGAGTTAGTTAACTGGATTAGTTCGTATGTATCACAGTTTGGTATTGCAGTGGGGCGAGATGCGGATACATACAATTATTTCTTCAAACAGGAGAGTAACTCTAAAGGAAGAGGAGCGAGGTTACTAAAAGATTTATTCCAAGAAATGGGTTTGCTTGGCACATACAGTCACACAAAGTTTATTCCAAAAGAATATAGAGAAGGAACAGTTAAACAGCGAATGGCTTTACTTCAAGGGTTATTGGACACAGACAGGTCTGCCACATCGGAAGGCGGTATTTACATTTGCTTGGCGTCGGAAAGATTGATTAAAGATATTCAAGAAGTGGTGTGGTCTTTAGGGGGAGTGGCCAAAATAACGAAACGTAATTCGTATTACGTGGAGTTTGGATTTAAGATACCATGTAGAGATGCATATACTCTTACTTTGTCAATGCCACACCCCCGAGATTGTTTTCGACTTAGTCGGAAGAAAGCAAACGTATCTAAAACACATAGACGTAAGAAAACATTAGGTGCAAAAATTGTATCTTGTGACTACTCACGAGAAGAGGAAGTTCAGTGTATCGCACTAGACGATAAAGCACGTCTGTATGTTATGGATGATTATGTAGTTACACATAACAGTGAATGGGTGATTACGGATCATCTTGCAATGGCTTATTGCGGGTTGGCCGTTTTTTTCGTAGTGCCTAAGATTGAATCTCGAACCACTTACGTACAAAATAGAATAAATAAATGCGTTGAAAATGTGGATAGGTACAAGGAGTTAATGAGTGAGGGTTCTTTTGATTCTATTGCATTGAAGTCTTTCGGCAAAGGGACTATGAAGTATGTGGGTAGTAATGTTTATGAGGCATTCAAAGAACACCCAGCAGATGCGTTGGTCATTGAGGAAGTAGATGAGTGCAATCAAGAAAATATTCCATATGGTAAGGATAGGTTACGGGCGTCACCATACCAACTGGAGCGGTATCTAGGGAATCCACGTGAACCTGGTAAGGGCATTAATGCTTTTTTCCAAGAGTCCAAACAAAAGGAATGGTATATCCCATGTTTATCATGTGGGTATCACTGTGAGGCAGATTGGTTTAGCACCGTCGTACGTGCTGTGGCAGATAAACAAGGTAATGTAGTTGACTACCAGCTACGTGATGAAGAATGGAGAGTGGGGATACAACGTGATATCCACATGATCTGTACTCGTTGCGGTGGGATTTTAAATAGGAGTAGCAATAATGGGCGATGGATACCTAAGTTACCAGAACATCCTAATGATGGTTTTCATTTATCAATGCTGTGCAGTCTCATTAATGATGTTTCTGAGATGTGGGGAGTCTTCCGCAAAGCCCTTGATGATCCTATCCTCTTACAACAGTTCTATAATTCGTTCTTAGGGTTACCCTTCGCCGCCGCCGGTAACAAGGTTAGTGTAGATTTACTAGATAAATGTGCGTTTGAGGAGAAGTTCAAGTTCATAATTCAAGATGACTGTGGGCACATTGAAGGAGATCAGCATCCTGGGCCATGTAGTATGGGTATCGACGTAGGGTCGCACAACTTTGATGTTAAGGTGTCATATGTTACAAATAGAGGACTGAGAGTAGCAATGTATATGGGTAAAGTAAAACAAGTAGATGAGTTATACGACATCATGGATAGGTACAACGTACAGATAGCTGTGATTGATGCAGAACCCGAAACAGCTCTTTCAAGGGAAATACAGAGCACGTGTGAGGACACACAAGTGTGGATGTGTAAATACAAGCAAACTGAGGGAGTGGCTACAGGTATTGTGATGAATGAGAATGATATGCTTATCAATATTGATAGAACGGAGGCACTTGATAAGTCATACGGTAAGTTAAAACGAAAAAAATGCTTATTACCCGTTAACCATGCTGCCATTCTTCGAGGAGAGTATGATTCTGAAATGTGTATGCCAGTAAGGGAAGCAATAGAGGATGCCCGCAAACGTCGTAAGTATGCATGGACAAAAGGCAAAGACCATCAACGACACTGCGATACATATGATATGTTGGCAGCGGAGTTGATGGATTCAGACGAAATCGAAGCAGTAATTGGTTAGTGCAAGTGCTTGCACACATAGGAGACAAAAATGACAGAAACCGTGATGCCGCCACTTCCTGTCTCGGAAGAAGATTTGATTATGCCCGTAGACGGGGAGGAAGAGGGTGAAAACGTAATAACGGAGTATTTTATTACGGATGAAGACACCCCTCAGATGATCGGGAAAACTGATCTAATTAAAAAGTATGTAAATACAGATCTGGTGGGCACTCCTACGGAGATAGTCGAAAGACACGAGGAACTACTTGACGTTGAGACAGCGTTGGATGTTGCTAAAGCAGTGGACGGCTCACGTCAAATTATTGCCGGTAGTAGGAGCTTGGAAAAAGAAGTTAGTCCGCCGTACGATCCTCAGTTGCTGTTGACGTTTATGCAGATGGACGAAGTTGTTCATCAGGTGGTAAAGACTAAAGCATTGGATTCCGTGGGCAGAGGTTACAGGCTTGAGCCTTTGAAGCCTGTAAAAATTACCCCCGCTAAGCATGACAATGAGGACAAAGATGCTTTGGACATGGATGCGGTTAGGGCGGAAGTCGAAATAGTAGAATTGTTTATCTCTTTGTGTAACGAGAATTATGGCTTCCAATCCGTACTGTATAGGGCCGCCTTGGACTTAGAGAGTATAGGTTGGGCTGCTATTGAAGTTATTAGAGGCGTAGACAAGCAAATTAAGAAAATTGACCATATTCCCGCTGCTCGTATTAAACCACTTCGGGGATGGGAGGGATTTATTGAACGGCAGGGGCAAGAAAAAGTACACTTTCAGCCATTTGGTCAGAAAGTAATGTCTTCGGCCCAAACATCTGCCGTTACAGACAATCCCCTCCCCTACGATCCGACTCTGGATGATGAGGAGTTCGCGGACGCAGACTGGAATATGATTGATTATGAGACAGGGGAATCAACGTCTAATTTTGCAAAATCAGCTTCAGAGGTTATTTGGATACAGAAACACCATCCGGCTACTATTTATTATGGTATCTCAGATACGTTGCCGGCGTCCGCACACGTACTGGCAAATATTAACATCAGAAACTATTTGCTACAGTTCTTTGAGCACAACACTGTTCCCAGGTTTGTAGTTATTATTAAAGGAGCACGTGTTAGTCCTGAAGTCAAAGAAGCTATTCTAAATTACTTCCAGACACATGTTAGAGGCCGGGCACATAAAACCCTAGTAATTCCGATTCCCACAGGTAGGGGGAACGTAGAGGTTATTTTTGAGAAGTTGGACAGCGATCCCAAAGATGGGTGGTTTAGGGAATCGGCCAAGGACTCAGCTCACAGTATTAGGATGGCACACGGAGTACCCGCATCTATTGCTGGGTTTAATGATTCAGCAAGTTTGGGGTCTGGAAAAGGCTTAGCACAGGCCGAAACGTATAAAGACAGGGTTGTGACACCTGCCCAAAACAAGTGGGCTGAAGTAGTAAACGAGTTGTTTAAGGTCGGGCTAGGAATTAAGCTGATTCATCTTGTATTTAATCAAATGGATACACGGGATGAGGAAGCCGAAACTAGGACTGTCACTACGTTACAGGACAGGGGTGACCTTTCTATTAACGAAGTGCGAGCACGATTAAACTATCCGCCAATTCCCGGAGGTAATCGACATTTCATCAAAGGGAAGGGTGGAGAACTCATATTTATTGACGAGCTGGAGAATGCAAAAGGTGCTCTAAAGCTCGCAGAGGAGCAAGTTACACGTGACGAAGCTGCTCAAAAAAGATCAGAAGATAAGCCCGCTGATCCAGGAGGCGATAGACGAGTAGATATTCCAGCGGCAAAGGCACCAGAAAATAGTGTGGATGCTGTTATGCGAAGAGGTGGAAAAGAATAATAATTGTTTTTGATTATTGACAAATTCTGAAAATAAGGTATAATCCCTTTATCTAACACAGGTAAAGGGATTATTTTTATGGTCGCACACAATCCAAGTGTCGTGAAGTTTCAGCAGTCGTCAGACAGGTTTTTTGTTCCAAAACCTACTGATACTAGTAATGGTCTTGTGATTAAAGGTTTCGTGTCCATCAGGACGCGGGATAGAGATCGTGAGATAGTTGACCCCTCGGCATTTGATATTTCATCCTATATGGCAGCCCCTGCCGTGTTGGTTAACCACGCTTTATGGCGTAACCGACAAGGTAATCGTGTTGGCGTAGGGTTGCCAATTAGCATGCATGAGGTAAAGATCAAGTCAGGAGATAAAGACACTTTTATTGTGTGGGATGTTCAGAAAAAAGCAGAGATTGATAGATATCCGAAAGAACGAAATCCTAATATTAAGACGGGTGATCGTGGTCTTTACGGATTTTTTCGTATCACCGATCCAGACATCATTGAAAAGGCACAGAGCGGGGAGTTGAGTTCTTTCTCATGGCGAGGGAGGAGTATCCCCGAATTCAAGCATGACCCCAGCACTAATACATCTTACAAAGGCTATTCTCATATTGATATGTGGGAAGTGTCTTTGGTAGACGTGCCTAATAATCCTCAGTCTTCTTTTGTTGTAGCGAAAGATGCTATTCATTCCTTTTGGTTCGATAAAGAGGAGCATGACAGAGAGTCAGCAGTGCAAGCACTTGCACTTCAAGGTGCGGATGCTTTTGAGTTAGCAGAAGACGCGGAAAAGTATTATGCATATCCGGCTGGACGTGACCTTCGTGAAGAGGGCTTGCTTACAGTCAAATCGGCCCAAGGAGTTACCATGTTGATAGGGACACCTGGGCAGGAGGACTCTGTTTCAGAAGAGTCTATGAGTAAGTTTCTGGAGGCCACAAGCCATACTAACCAAGGAGAACACATGGCCGGTATTGCAACAGCGACCGAAGAGGTCACGAAAGAAGTTGTCACTGAGGATGCTGCCCCTGTTACCGTCACGGAAGAAACATCCGTGGAGGATACAGAAAAGAAGGTAGATGAAGTGGAAGTTGCGAAAGTAGAAGAGACGGCCACACCAGCTACGCCATTGGAAGAAACTGTTGCCAAGGCCGTTGAAGCCACACTGAGTCGTATTATGCCGGCTTTAACGCAGCTTACGGAAAACCTGACGGCTATGGATACGAGGCTTACGGAGATGGCTACTAAGGCAGTGGCTCCACTTGAGCCGGAAGTGGTCGAGAAGTCCGCATTGGAACTCATGGAAGACAAGTTGGCGGACATGACCCAACAAATGAAAGATGTGAAAAAGAGTGTGGGTGATGCGGTTCCTACACGAGCACCTCGTAAGGATCTTACGGAAACAGAAGTTGAAACAAAGACAACTACTGTTACAAAGTCGGAAGATCCAAATGATTGCTTCAACGGCATGTTTGGACTTGGCCAATAGTCCCACGCTAACTACTTTTCTGCTTTCATTTTAACCAACACGGAGATTTAAAGATGGCTACATTCGGAATTAACCTTCCCCTTCCTTTCTTGGTCAGCGAAGATGTTGCCAAGTCAGCGATTGATTCCAATACACTGCCTAACAGTGTATTGAATCGCCAACAGGCGGACAGGTTCATTGACCTTCTGGTTGATACCTCTGTCTTGCTGAAGAACATCCGAAGCGAGCGAAAAGATCATTCCAAAGGGGAGATCAATAAGCTCGACTTGGGAACTATTGTCACTGAAGGTGCGTCAACGACTTCACGTGCCACCGTGTCTACGCCAACTGAGGGCGTGGTCAGTTATGACATGGTGAAGTACCGATCGGCCTTTGATCTGCGAACGGACTTCGAGGAAGAGAACCTCGAAGGTACGCAGATTCGAGACCGTGTTATGGGTATGTTTACCAAACGGATGGCTATCGACATCGAGTTGGCAGCCATTGAAGGTGATGATTCTTTGACGACAGGTGATGCCCAGACTGCCGAGAATAATCTTCTTGGTGTCAATGATGGATTTCAGAAGATTCTTGAGGCGGAAGTTCCAGCGGCCCAGCAGATTGACGCTGCTGGTGCGGCTCCTAGTAAGCTTCTGTACTATGATATGAAGCGACAGATTCCGGCTCGGTATCGTGTTGCCAAGCCTGACTACCGTTGGGTTATGCCTTCTGGGCCTGCTGATAAGTGGAAGCTGGATTGGTCCGACCGTGAGACTACGGGAGGCGATTCAGCTCTTAGCAGTGGAATGGCTCCGGGGCCTTGGGGTACTTCGATGTTGGAAGTTCCTCTTATGCCGGAAGACCTCAGTTATGGAACTGCCGGAGTTGATGGCAGTTCTATCTGGCTGACCCCGATGGCTAACTTCATCTGGTTTATCCGACGTGAAATCACGATTGAATGGGAACGCAAGCCACGTTTGGATCTGTGGCAAGCTACTATTCATTATAAGTGTGATTTTGAAATCGAGAATCCCGACCTCGTCGTAATTGCAACTAATGTTGCTATGAGCGGAACGGATTACACGTAGTAAACAAGTGTAAGTGCTTGCACTAAGTTTTGACCTTCTCTCCCCGATAACCGGTACAGCTTAAAGGATTAAGTTGTACCGGTTATTTTTTAAGGCAGTCTAGGATGCACGGTATACAAGTACAAACCCGTGCTGAGCCTTTGACAAATGAATGGTCAGTTGACGAGAGAAGCACAGCAATCAAAGTAGTGGGCGGGATAGGAGATGCGTTAATACTCACACGGGTAGCTCTATCTGCAAAGGCAAATAAAGCGATATATGTGAGAGCACATCAAGTAGACTTAATTAAGTACTTAGTGGGGGCAGATGTATTTGTTGGAAAGGCAGCGGATCTAAATTCAACTGCTGTACGAGGACAGTATGGTGGGGTATTTAATTGTGATCCAGTATTTGTTGCGGGACATCGAGAAATACGCAACAAGGATTACTATCAATTAGCGGGAGACTTTCTGGGCATATTGTCAGCACCTTTGAAAAAGTTCCCCGAAGGAGAACCAAAACAAAAGTGGGTCGCTATACATGCTGGAGCAAGTAATCCAAATAGAAGAATAGATGTATGTGTTTGGTTAAAGCTAGCAGCATACTACGTACAAGAGGGATATAAGATAAAATGGTTAGGGACGTTTGGGGATTTTGGATACTGTAATAAAGACAATGAGTGTCTTTGGGAAGAATCAAGTTGTTTGGTAGAGCAGACTAAGATATTGCAGCAATGTGCCTTATATTTTGGGAACGACTCGGGGTTCGCCCATATCGCAGGTATGCTAGGCGTACCGGGGCATGTATTTTTCACTAATACTGTTCCAGAACACGTCATAGGTAGATACCCCACGTTGACAGCAGTGGACTGTTTCAAAGACATTGGCCAAGTCCCCAGCAGGGGCCTCAAAATAAACGATCCTTGTGCAAGTGCTTGCATTAAGCATCTCACGCCGGGAAGAGTATTTAAAACACTAGGCATGGACTTGCCTCCTGCTCATGTTGCTCAGCAAGGCAAAGCACCTCAACGAGTAGTTAGTTACAGTGGAGATTTGGATAAATTTAGGACTATTGTAACAGCGTTGGAAAAAGCAGGTTACTTTTTTAGGTACAATGGGTCACATCTCCCCGTCAAAGTGCTGGTTACTTTCGGGGATGAGAATAGTATTCAGATTGAAGTAGACGGGATACCTCATCACATTAGTGGAGAGTTACATCCCGAAGCAGTCATACGAGCTTTTCGAGAAATTCTCAACTAGAGAGAAAGGCAATAATGTCCAGTAATGTATACGTAGTGAGTTTTAGTGGAGTTGCAGTAACCGCGTTACATGATTTGTTTGAACATGTGGTTCCTACAGGTAAGCTAACGCGATTACTAGGTTGTAGAGTCAGTCAAGTATCTGACTCTGGGGATGCGGAAGCGGAACACATTGAATTCAAAATTGAGAGAGTGATAGGTTCCCCTACGTCGGGTTCCGGAGGAACTACTTTTGTTCCTATCCCAGTTGATGCTAGACAATTGGATAGCACGGCGTTAACAGCATGGGAAGTGAATAATACTACTCAGAATAGTGGTGGGACACGTCAAGTTCTAGATGTTGTGGCGGCTAGTGTGGAGATAGGGTACACGTACAAAGGTGAGTCCCTTGTTTTCGGGGCAGGGCATTCATTGGTTATTTCCATGTCAGCTCCTTCGGATTCCCTGACCCTTAGTGGTGTTTGTAAATTTCAGGTTGCCAATGAGAATACCGCAGCATTTTGAAAGTGCAAGTGCTTGCACCTTTACTCTATTCCCCCCAAGAGTGCTCTTAAATGGCGTTGGTTTATTCTGACAGAGTAAAAGAAACCACAACAACGACGGGTACAGGTGCCTATATATTGGATGGAGCAGTCACGGGTTACCAGGATTTTTCTGTTGTCGGAGATACTAACACTTGTCATTATTGTGCAACAGATGGAACAGACTGGGAAGTTGGAATTGGAACATACACCGTTCTTCCAGACCTCGCCAGAACTACAGTTATTAAGAGTAGTAATTCCGATGCAGAAGTCGATTGGGGGGCGGGCAGCAAGGATATATTTATAGTCCACCCTTCTACCCTTACTGATCAGAATCTAAAGACCACCGACGTGCCAACATTTGATGGCCTTGCTCTAACTGACGATCTAACAGTCACCGAAGCTTCTGGTGCAGGATATGCAACACTTAAAGGTTCGACCGCAGCGGGGATAATTCTACAAGATACAGGAGGAGCAACTGGTGAGCAAGCCCTTGAGATTGCTGTAGCAGGAGAGTTGGTTGGTTTCAACACACTGACAGACAATCTCGCAGTTGAGACATTCTCAGATGTTTTATCTTTCGATTTAGCAACTGGATTTGCTGGAATCGGAGGAGTACCTGCTACTGACCAGCTCAAAGTTTACGGAGCGGTTAGAGCTAGTAACCTAATTGGTTCTAATTTCGTAACAAAGACCGACGAAAACTATACATGTCTTGCGGGTCAGCATGTTGTCTACACCCTGTCGAATAATAGTTACACGCTGACTCTGCCAGCATCCCCCAATACAGGAGACTACGTTGCCTGTACATTGATTGGTTTAACTTCCTACGCTTACGAGCTGACTATAGATGGTGGAAGCAATTACATCATATGTCCTGAGTATGGTGATAACTTCACTATGTTACTCTATATGACACGAGATATGGTGGGTCTACACTTCGACGGTACTCGTTGGATAATGGTTACTGACGGACGTAGACCAATATTATCTCAGTTATATAATACCTTGGCCCAAACAGCTATAGCAAACGGAGTGTGGACTAAACTGGAGTTTGATGTCAACTACCATGACGATGGAGGTTGGAATGACTTAACCAATGAACGGATAACTGCTCGCCACCGGGTTAGGGGTATATGCGGTTGCCATGTCAAGCCAGCAGATTCCACTCTTGCTGCGGGTGACAGAATTCTTATTACTATTAGAAGGAATGGACTTGGAATCTCTGGCTGGGGCGAATATACAGCCGGAGGAGTTCATGAGACAGTTCGATATACAAATAATATTTATCTAGATACGGGAGAGTACATAGAAGCATGGACTTACCTTAATACTGGCGGAACCATTGACACAGTGGCAGGTCAAGTTGGTATGTGGTTTTCCAGTATCGGAAGATAAACAATGGCACAAATTGAAATACCAAAAGGGGCGAATGTAGTCTGGATACTGGAGCAGGCGGGACATCCTATAGGGATAGATAGTTCCGCTGGTGTTGAAGGAAACCTGTTGATAGGCCCTGACTGTACTCAGGAAGCCTTAGATAACGCATTTGCATCATATGACCACGAAGCTTATATAGTAGAACAGAAAGAGCTGAGAGACGCCAAAGTTAGCCGAGAAGAAGCCAGCAAAGCCGTTATTGCGTTAGCTCCTGAATGGAAACAACGAAATCTACTGGCAAAAGCCCTAGTCTTAATGGCTACCCACTTAGGAATTATCGACAGTCCAGAAGCTGCTGAAATGGTGGAACTTTGGAGTAAGATTGACAAGATAAGAGAAGACAGTAATAAGAAAGAAGACACATCAGAGTAGAGGTAAGGCTCAGAAAAAAAAAGTAGACTTTAATAGTTAACTTTATAGTTCGAGCCAACAAAATACAGAGAATGAATAATGGTAAGCTTTGGTCCCATTTCTTCAAGTCCTATAAGTGGTGAAGAAGAGGTATCCTCTACGGTAGCCTCAGTCATTTACTACTACTACTTGACCTTCATTGCTCAGATGGGAGAACAAATATGCTAATTAAAAACACAGCAAGCCAGAAGTGGAAAGTGTTTGCGTTTAGCGTCACCACAGGGTTACCTGTTACTGGAGATGCATCTAATATTACAGCTAACATTGATAAAGATTATGCAGGAGTTGCAGCAGTTACAGATACGAATCCCACTGAGTCTGAAGATGGTTACTACGTATTTGATTTGACGCAAGCTGAAACAAATGCAGATATTTTGGATATTTATCCAGAATCCGCCACTAGTAATGTTGTTGTGCTAGGTGCCCCTGCTAATCTCCATACTAGACTTGAGGGTGTGGGTGGAAGACTGGCAGTGGATGCTGTAGGTATTAGTGGAAGCACATCAGCGGCTGACAATGTGGAAGCCAATATTGGGAATCTGGATGCATCGGTTGCCACTCTAGATACGGTGGCGGATGCGATTAAAGTTATTACAGATCAGATGGTATTCACTAACGCGAATGAGCTTGATGTTAATGTGCTATCAGTCGGGGGCACGACTCAGACAGCAGGAGATGTTACTGCTCTTGTCACGACTGTAGACACTGTTGTAGATGGAATCCAAACAGACCTTAGCAATGGTACTGATGGTCTAGGGGCGATTAAGACCGTTGTTGACACTTTGGCAGTAGCTGATACTATGGAAGGTTTTTTCCAGATTGCTTTGCGGTCGGATGCAGCAATTACAACGGACAGGGCAGCCATACTTACTCTCGTTAATGCGGATGAGGGTTCTGGGGCAGGTGATTACGTTGCCACTACGGAATCACAGGAAGCTTTGAGAGATAGGGGTGATGCAGCTTATCTGACAGCAACAGGTTTCAGTACTCATTCTGCTCTTGATGTTTGGCATGTAGCAACATCTGCAATTGTGACGGCTAGTACAATTGGTATTCAAGTCAAGACTAATCTTGACGCGGTCCTGACTGCCCGAACTCTTGCCACTGCTGCTTATTTTGATGCCACAACAGATAATGTGGATCTCAATGCTGATCAGTCATCGGTTACTATTGGTACAACTACAGCAGTTAGTAACGGAGTAACTCTCGCAACCTCTGAAGATATCTATTGGGCACATGTTCAGTGGATTGACGATGATGGAAGCTCTAAGGATGAGTACACAGTAACGTGGTTCCTCAATGGAGCACGGATTACCTCGGGGATCACGAGTCCGACAATTCAAGTTGTGAAACGTGTTGATGGTACAGACCTTGTTTCTTCGGCTGCGATGACTCAAATCGGGTCAACTGGTTCTTATAAATATGATGAAGCGAGTAATCGTATTCCGGACGGTGAGTCTTACCTTGTTGTTGTGGGTGCCACCATTGATTCTGGATCACGGGCATTTTCAATGATTGTTGGTCGTGACACGACAGCATAAGGAATAAAAAATGGCTCCTAATAGGCTAGTAGTGATGTGGCAAACCCTCATGATGGATGGGGGTATTGGTGGGCTGGAAGAAGGAGAAGGAGTTAGTGGTAACAAATCCTTCTTCATGTACTACCTCAAACATGTGGCAAATATCGGAGACTTAGGCTAATGTTAGCTCGCAGAGCGGTCTTACTGTGGGCTATGGGTGGACAATGGGCGGAGGATTTTCCTCCACCGCCTGTTCTTCCTACGCCAGACACGCCTTTGGGGCGGGTCATGAATGTTGCCGATTCAACAAGGGGCATGGTGGTTCCCGACCGCAGATTGAATCCGATGGCTGTGGCTAACCTTGTAAATAGTATGTCTATCTCTGATTCGCTCTATACTATGCCTATCCCCGACCAAAGCAGCATGTCTATTTCCGATTCGTTTCGGACTATGTCCGTTTCTGACCAAAGTAGCATGTCTATCCCCGATTCATTTCGTACTATGTCTGTCCCTGACCAAATCAGCATCCCTATCCCCGATTCGCTTCATACTATGTCTGTTTCTGAAAAAAATAGAACGATGGGGGATTGACAATGCCTAGTATTGCAAATCAGGTGAAGCATTCAAGTGATGTAGTTGATTTCAAGTTTGACTATACTGCGTTGGGTTGGTTAGAAACTGGGGAGGTTATAACTAGCTCCACTTGGGTGGTGCCTGTGGGAATCACACAAGATAGCGAAACGCAAGATTCCACAACAGCAACTATTTGGGTATCTGGCGGAACAGATGGGGTGGATTACTTGTGTACGAATACTATACTCACTGATGGTGGTAGGACAAAAGTTATTAGTTTCTACGTACAAGTGCGAGATTGCTGAGTGTGCAAGTGCTTGCACTTTTTAAGGAAAAGGAGCTATGGGAAACTACGTAACCACGACGCAAGTTAAAAATTACAAAGTACAGGGAACACGTATAGATATTACGGCTTACTCTGATATCGAGATTGAAGCTGAGATAGCTCTGGCGGAATACTTAGTAGAACAATATACAGGTACTATTTTTTATCAGAAATCGGCAGAGACTAACTATTTTGATGGTAACGGGGACAGGATGTTATTTGTATATCCTGACGTTCATTATCCTCTGATAACAGTAACTACGCTTGTAGAAGTGGATGAGGAAGACAACACGCTGTACACATATACTACAGATGAATTTCACGTGACAGGGTGGCACTTAGAAACAACTTATTCGTCAGAAACCAGTGCTAGACGTATGGTTGCAAGAAGTGGGTTACGATGGCCAAAAGGAATGCGAAACATTAAGATACTAGGTGATTGGGGTGTAGCTACAACACCCGTCACTATTACAAGAGTTTGCACTTTGATTGCGTTGGAGAGGATGGTTCCGGGGACAACTGGAACAATTTCAGGAGCGGATGCATTAAAAAGGAGGGAGAAGTGGGATGATTATGAAGTGGAATATTCAAAGCAAGATGGGGATGCGGTTGTAGAGTCGCTAGGTTCGATGTATTTGGACAGGCTTATCCAAGGTCATATGGTGCAGCCTTCTATGTTTTTAACCCCGCAAGTTCATTTGCCCCATTAGTGCAAGCACTTGCACACGTTGGAAGGCAGGACAAATTAGTGTCAGAGGATACCCCCATTAGCACTGAGGATCGGTTGGTGGCTATTCTGGAGAAAATGTCAGGGAGACGGGAGCGTCCAGGCTTGAACCTTGAGAAAGTTGTCGCCGCTGTAATTATGTTGATAGTTGTTTCTGCATGTGGTTGGGTAGGAACAACTCTCAACGAGACGACTTCTACTGTACTTGCTCTTGAGCTTGAATTAAATCATATGAATGTAACAGTAAGTGAGTTAAAAACAGAGTTAGCAAAAAGAAGAGACGATAGAGATACCAGGGAAGAAAAGTATACTACCAACATTGCTAACCTTGAACGAAGAGTTCTCGTACTCGAAAGTAAAGCAGGGAATTGAGCTATGTCTGTAAGGGGTTTAGTTGATAAAATAAAAATCAGTACTTTGGCAGAAGCCGAAGATGCTATGGGTAATTTAACAGCAGGTGGAACTGAAGTAGCTCTTTTTGATGACCATCATGCTAGAATTACAGTACTTAGTGGTGAGGATCAGCTAAAGATATTTGGATTCACTGGTAAAAAGATGTGGAAGGTCATTGCCAAGTATATGTCTACATTGACGCAGGAAGGTACTTATTATTTGACGTTAGCAGCGGGAGCATCAGCTTCTGTTATCTCTGCCAGCACTCAGTACAAGGTTTGTTATTTGAAACACCAAAGGGATAACCAGAACAATTTTCGCCATACATCATTAGTAATCACATTGGACTAGATATGCTTACTGAGATAATAATTAAAGAGGGAGGTAGTAGTAGATTCAGTCAGAATATGTTCAGAGCTTTTCTGGGTGAAGAGTCGTTAGAGAGATTTAGAAAACAAACTGAAGCAAAGATATCAGATATCCTAATGGAATCGGTAGCTGCAGTAGTTATTCCAGCATTACAACGAGAAATAGAAGGTGAAAAGATAGATTTTAAGGAGAACCTCAAAGATAGTTTTAAAGTAGTAAAACTAAATCAGTACTCGGTAGAGGTAAGGTCCACAGTTGACTATGTTCAAATGGTGGATGAGGGGACTGAAGAAAGAGATGTGGACCAGGAAGAGTTTACAAGACTAATTGAGTGGGCAGCTATGAAGATTATAAGCCCTGACCCTGTACAGACGGCAGTAGAAGTTGCGGAAAAGATTGAAAGAGAAGGAAGTGCGGCCCATCCCTTCGTTGGGGCAGCGTTAGAAACAGCCGAACAACCCCTCATTGATCTCATTCAACGAGAAGTAGCAAAGGCAATAGGATGAGCAATGAAGTACTGCAAGGAAAACTGATAACCAAGTTAAGGACTGATGCTACGTTGGTAACGCTGGCAGGTCATACAGGGATAAATAAAACAATAGGTGGAGCGTACCCAAGAACGGGAGGTAAAGTACCTTACTTGTCTGCGACAGTTAGGTTGGGATTAGGGGCAGTAGATGCGTATCCTATGATTACTAGATTTGTGGTTAGACTTCGAGCGTATGGAAACGACATTTTAGAAGTTACGAAAATAGCAGACAGAGTTAAATTGCTGTTTGCACAAAGAACCGACAACCGAGATTTCTATGACTTCACCGACACGGGTATAAAAGTATATCAAACAACTTGGAAGAAAAGACTGGAGGCAAAACAAGTTGAGTACGCTGACGGACATGTATGGGAAGATGAAAATATCATTGAAATCATAGCGGATACTTCAGCGGCTTGTCCTTAAAGGAGAAATCACATGGCTAACAATGCTGATAATATTCTTATCGGGTCTGCCACTGTTTCGGTCAATGGGACTGAAATCGGTTACACACAGGGTGGAACTACAGTAGCGTACGATACCGAGTTTGTGGATGTTGATGCTGACCAGGCGAACGGGATTGTTCGTAAAGGCAGGTCAATGGAGCGTATGTATGTCCGGTTCAACCTCCTGGAAGTAAGCTTGGACCAGATGCGTATTGCGATGATGTTGCCGACAGTCAACCTGTCGGGCTCCGTCTTGACCCTGGGGTATAATGATGCCTGCTGGGTTGCGGAGAATGTAATTTCTCTGGTGGGTCCGGGGCCGAGTTGCGGTACTCGTACTTTCTCTTTGCCGAAGGCTGTGTCGTTCGGCAGTAAAGAGTACGGTATGACCCGAGATTCAGCTACTATGTATGCGGTCGAGATGGAAGTTCTGAAAGATACTTCAGGCAATTTTGGGACCATAACAGATTCTTAACTATCACCCCGTAAACTCTTTTTCTCCTTTTCTTTCTTTTTATTCTTGACAAAATCTTGCTTTTATGGTATATTTAAACAACAGCGAAAAAGTAAACGAGTTACGCTGAGTGAACTGTGGGTTAAATTCAAACTCAGTGCAAGCACTTGCACAGTGCTAGAAGGGAATAAAGCGTGAGAAATATCCGAACTGATGTAGATACGGAAGTAACATCACTTGGCATCAATACTGTTACGGAAGTCACTGCATTTATGCGACTGCCTCGGCGGTCAGGTGATATGCTAACAGTGATTGATGCCATCAAAGCTAGCTTAGGTCTTGTACACGTTAGTCGGCGTAGAATTCGACATGATGTGATGCGACTGTTTCGTAATGGACAACTGTAGCATTCTTGAGTAAGGGTGTTCCTTACTTCAGTGAAACCCCCCAATAAAACAAGGTAGTATACGAATGGCTCATTCTTACGTAGATATTGGTGGATTCGGAGACTTCACGGTCGTCAAGTCCAATCCGTCTGGCAATATCGTTCGATTTACTCTGACTGATCTCATCAACCAAGTAACAGATATTCGGTATCTCCGAGCAATCCTGGCTGATGCTATTTCTCAGTTCGTGATTGCAGAGCGAGCTGACCTGGATACAAACGGTGACACGGCTATCACTGATGGTGCCGATCTGGATTACCCCGGAAATGGTTATCCTAATGTTGATTGGAACTTCGGTGGCAAGTTCGGTGACCTGACTCTGACGGAACAGAGTAATATTACCATGACCGGAGATATTACTGTCAGTATTCCTTACGCAGATATTGTGTAAGTGTTACTCTCAAAAATGTAAAGAAAAATGGAGATGTACTATGGTGGATGGTGTCAAGGAAAGGAACGAGTATGTTACCAAAGACTTCAATCTAGCGGCCTTTTTGTGGGCACAGACGGATGTGCAAATGAAGAAGCACCATCCGGGGGTGGGCAATAGTCGAGAGTTATTTTTTACTTTTGTACTCCCTCTGACTACTGGGGAAATAGACACCCTCGTCAATGAGTACATGAATGAGGCTTGTTTTGTTGAGCCTCGCAGTTTTTGTGATGCTCAAAGTAAATTGAGGCAGTTGATTCATTCACAATGAAAAGTAAAAGGAAAATGCAATGTCAGTAATGGTCAAAGAACCGGTTAAGTGTACTATCAAGGGTGAGGAAATTGACGTGTTTGACCCGCCTTTCCGCAAGGTGGTGCAGCACTCAAGAGCCATTGTTACATTTATGGGAAGTTTCAAGTCGGATACAGAGTTGGCTACGGAAGACATGATTGGTATGCTGGAGGATGATGTCGCTTACGATTTGTTTTGCGTGTGTGCAAGCACTTGCACTAATCGTAACAAAGAGTTTTTTGCTGACATCACACTTACGGATGCAGCAGAGCTTATTGCTACGATGTCGGATACTATTGATTGGGAGAGTCTGAAAAAACTTTTTCAGAAAGTGGTCGGGACGATGACACCGACCGAAGAGAAGGAATAGAGCTTGAATGCGACTCCGTTGCACAAATCATAGATACATTCGCAATGCAATATGGCTGGTCCAATGAGTATATCTTGGATCGGCCTTATTGTGTATTACATCATCTTTTGATTGCAATGGGGATTAGAAAATATTATGATGTCGTTAAGGAAGTAAATACACAAAGGGCGTCGAACTCCACAGATACAAATGCAGTAAGTGATTTTTTGCGGAGTATTCGGCCACAGGATACTGAAAAGGAGTGGGCACCTAGTGGGGGAGAACTAACGGTTCCACCTGGGATGCTGCACGTCACACAGGAATAAAGAGTGCCAAGATGACCCCAGAAATTATTATTCGAATGGTTGCAAAAGTTGACGGCGTTGTCAACGGTATTCAGAAAGCCCGCGATGTGTACCACCAGTTGAAGATGGGTGTAAAGACTCAGGCTCTTGCTGAATCAATTGAAATTGAAAGGAAAATTGCAAAATATAAAAAACAACAAAGAGCTATAATAGCAGCAGCGGCGGCAGCAGGCGGAGCGAGCAGGAAACAAACAGCCGATCTTGCACAGCTAAATTCTTTGTTGCAGGAGCAGCAGGACAAACTGGCTGATGTGAGTAAGGCGGCTTCCGCTGCTAATGATTTATATAAAAGGATGCATTCAAGTAGTGCAGCTAATGCACGAGCCAATTTGCAGTCATTGGTAAATGTAGGCAGTGCTATGAAGCAAATAGGTAGTGGTTTGAGGAGAGTGGGCCAAGTGGCTCTAGTAGTAGGGGCAGCAATAGGTTTAGCTGTTGGTAACGTAGGTAAAGTAGGTGCTGAATTCTCTCAAACAATGGATCAAGTCAGATCTGTTATGGGGGGTCTAGGTAAGCCGACTGAAGAAGCGGCTGCTAGCTTTGCTAAGTTAGAGGGGGAAGTTATAAGATTAGCTACTAATACTAAGTTTATGGCGAGCGAGGTAGCCACTGCTTTACGGTTTTTAGGGCAAGCGGGTTTATCTACAGAGCAAGCGTTTGGAGCATTAGAGCCTACCATTAATTTGGCTTTGGCGGGGATGTTAGATTTAGGCCGGGCCGCCGAGATATCGGCTGATTTTATGAATGCATTCAAGTTACGCGGGGAAGATATTGCCCGTGTTTCTGATGTGATGGCAGCGGCACAGGCAGCATCAAATACAACAGTAGAGCAATTAGCAAATGCATTTAGTTTTGCAGCTCCGGTTGCATCGGCATTGTCACAGTCTATTGAAGATGTTACTATTTCCTTGGCCGCATTGGCAAATGCAGGTATCAAATCTAGCCGTGCGGGTACAGGTGTTGCCCAGATCCTTTCTGGATTGATTCGTAAGGTTGAAAAATCAGATGAGTTGATGCGAAAGTACGGCTCTACTTTTGCAGCGGTTAATCCAGAAGTAGTTAGTCTTACAGAGATCGTTAAGGAGTTCTCAAGGGTAAATGTTTCTGCTGCCGATGTAATGGAGTTCTTTGGAGAACGGGCGGGTAGAGCGTTCTTAGCATTACAGAATACTCCGACAGATAAACTCAAGGAACTAGGCGATGCTATTAATAATAGCTTTGGGGCAGCTTTGGAGCAGGCGACCCTTCGTTGGAATAATTTATCAGGAGCCATTGCAGAATTTAAATCTCGGGTAGAAGTTATAAAAATAAATTTATTCCAAGCTGTTGAAAAAGAGATGATTCAAGTTACTAGGGCTGTTGTGGATATGCTAACAGTTATTGCAGATGCTATTAAAAGTGAGCATTTCCAAAAGTTTGTAAAACCACTAATTGCGGTAACAGTGGTTTTAGGTGTATTTACTGCGGCTTTGGGTGCTGCTCTAATCCCTATTGGATTATTTCTAAGTGCTCTAGGTGGGATGATTGTGGTAGGTGCGAGTATAGCTATCTCCCTACTGGCTACTTCAGCCGCTGTAGATAATG